GGTCGGAATTCATAATATCCTCTCCATATGCATTTTCCCAAGCATCAATAATGTCCTTTGCATTATACTTTTTAGCTTCACTCACTTGTTGGCTATTTAATCCACCTATAAATTTTTTGAAGTTTGACATCTTCTTTTTCTTTTTTTTATATTCTTTTTTAGCATCTCCTTTACCAGCAGGTACATCTCCAGATCCAAGTAAACCGTCAGCTGGTAATTCAATTGGTCCCATACCGTTAATTTGACCTACCTGAATATTTTCAGGTACTGTTTCTGGTAACCCTTCGTGTTTAGTTGCTGCGAATTTCTTAAGTTGTACAAGAGTCATAGAATCTGCAAGATCTTTAACCTCTTGACTAGCTTCTTTAGAATCAAGTTCACCCTTCTTATAAGCGTAAGCCATTCCCATTAATCTTTGTTGTACTTTACTAAGAGCAGGCATTTTACCAAACGTAATCCATTTTTTCAACCTTTGCTATTCTATCTTTAAGTGATTTAGCCTCTTGTTTGATTCTTTCTTCATAATAATGAGAACTTGTTAAACCAGACTGTGCTTCATTAGAATAACGTACATAATCTTCGAAGTCACTTAAAATATTAGACATATGATTAGAAGCATCTCTCATTTTAACACCTCTGCCCCTAGGATCTCTACCAATAATAGGAGAACCATTTTCTATCTCATTTTTAGCTATACCTTGCTTAATTTGCTCAGCCATTGTATCAATTGCATCTTTAACCATTTGATCTAATGGAAGTTTTGATGCCTTATCAGCTAAAATTCCTTTATATCGGCTTATATTTTCTTTTTTAAAGTCCCTATCTGATTTAAAAGCAATTGCACCTTTCTTGGCAGCTGCCCTATCAGCCATCTTTCCAGCAGTTGAATACTTATCTCTAAGTACTGAGATATCTAAAACAATCGCTCTATCTGCAACCTCTGAAATTCTCTTAGGATTATAAAGGCCTGTTGAATCCCAACCTTTATATTTTTTACTAATGCCTACGCTATCAACTGGTTCGCTAGACGCTAAAGTTCTTCCTCGACCACTCGAAGTACGCCCCCATGCCATACCTTGGAAATTATTGCCTTTAACAATAGACAATATACCAGCTGGGATAGTTTTTTGCCCTTCGTAATCTGCGTAAGGGTTTTCTTTTTGTTGATCTACTATATAGAATATAACATAGCGATTATCTTTATCTTTTCTAGTTATTGCATGTGCCTCAGCTGCACCCATATCGATTAGATCTTCGTCCTCTACTTTATCTAAAGCAACATTTGCCATATTATAAAATGCGCTAGGTAGTTCCTTTAAGCCCCTAGAAGACCAGTTACTAGAAATTTTAGTATTAAAAAGTTGAGCTAATTTGGCTGACTTAAAAGCCTCGTTAACATCTTCTCCTACTTCGATAGAATTTGATTCAACTGGCTCAAACATTCTTTGTGCTGATTTAAATTCTTCTCTATGAAAATGTCTTAAGTAAGTTCTAACCGCATCGTCTACTAAACCATCATAATTAGTTTTATATTCAGGCCATTCTTCCCAATATCTATCAACTGCGCTTTCAGCTGCATCTCTTAATTTTTTATCAAACGGAGATGGCATATTTTTAGGCTTTCTAATCATATGGTGAATTACTTCACTCATAGCATAGTTATCAGAAGACCCCCATTCATTAACTGCCTCTTCATTTAGAGAAGCAATAAACTCTCCGAACGATTCTAATGTCGGTTGCGGTTTTGTGCTATCTTCGGTTTCTTTTATGACATTTTCATTTATTATTTCAGACTCTAAAACCTGAAGTCCCAATTCTCTACCGTCTTTGGTTTTAGCAATTGCGTATTTCCACTCTTTTTCTTTTTCATCCCAAAGATATACATACTCTGCTCCATCATTTGCTACATCTTGTAAATAATCGTATAAGTCTTCTAAACTTCTTTTTTGAATCATATTATAAGTTTTCTCACCTCTGTCTCTACCATAAAATACAGTTTGACCGTCTATTGGAGAATTAAAATGATGGCCTTTACCGCCTTCAATACCAGGCTCTAAATATGAAATACCGTTCTTTCCAAGCTTTAATAGCTCTTTCATCTTTTTAGTATCAGAAAAATGGTCTTTTGCTATTTGACCTACGCCTTCTGGATAACCATCGCTATGGACATATGTAGATTGAATAACTCCTCTTCTATCAATTATGCCAATTTGTGAACGTGTTGACTCTAAAATAAAACTTTCATTTTCATTTATTGCAAAAGTTTTAAGAACTCTTTTACCGAATCTTGATAATGTAACACCTTCTTCAGATACATTAAAGTACTTTGCGTTTCTAGTCATCCATCTTTTAGAGTCATTACTAAATTCAGACAAGATAGTATTAAATTCCTCTTGTGTTAATTTGCCATCGGCAAGAGCTTCTATCATTTTGTTTCTAACAGATGCGGTTAAACCCGCTGTAATAGAAGGATGATTTTCAGTGTATTGTCTTTTTAAGACTATACCTTTCTTTTCGTTTAGGAAATCTTCGAATTTCATGTTTATGTGGTTTATTTTCTTTTTCTATATATTAAGATTTTAAAAATTGGCTAAACGTCATTAAATCAGAAACTGACTCTACAGTTGACATTGATTGTTCTAGCGTATTTTTAAGTACAGGATACATTGAATGTATCTCTTTAGGTGTTAGCTTTTTAAATAATTTTTCATCATCATCTAACATTGCGTTTCTAACTTGAGTAGCTGATATATTCTTGCCAGTTCTTGGAATTTCAAATAATCCAAAGTCTTCTCTGACCCCTAAATCATCCCTATATTCTTGTTTATCTACTTGATATCCATAAACCTTCATTCTATCTGAGCCAGTTCCCCAAAGAACCGGTTCATATTTAGGTCTCATCATATTAAACATTTTATCTATTGCTGCTGTTGGAACAACAAATACTTCTTGAATAGGATATTTTTTCTTTAAGTTTTGTAGCATCTCAATTTGAAGTTCTTCAGAGTAAGGTCTTTTAAATGCATCTTCTTTCTTTTTATTCTTAGACTTAACTAGGAATATGACAATAGGATGACCATTTTGCTTATGTATAGTTTCTATAACTTTAGCATGACCTAACGTGAAAGGCTGAAATCTACCAACAAACATATTGACCGGCATTTTACCTTGATTTGGATATTCAACGTTTAACGCTTCTGTTATAGGGCTAATTTGAGTATTTAACTTTTCTTGCTTTAAATATGTATTAAATGTCATAATCTCTGATTCATTCTTTTTTGCGAAAACAGTAGCTTCTATTCTTTTAACAATAGAATTCATCTGTAACATTAGATCTTGATTAATAATCTTAGTTTCCTTTATTCTCTTTTTTCTAAATGAGCCTAACATAATCTTATACAATTCGGATAAATCTTTATTTTGTATAATTTTTATTGTATTTTCGTTTTTAATAAAATCTCTATTTAGTTCAAACCCAGGTTTACTAGAAAAACTAGCAGAATCAAATTCTGCACCGACATATTTTACTGCGTTCTTGTTAATATATTTATTAAATATTTCAGAAATCAATTCAATATATCTTAAATCAGTTTCTTCTTCAACTAACTCTATTTTATCTAAGTTAACTTGAGTTAAATACTCAACAAGATCTAATATAGCAATTTGATACATGTCAGAAGACTCTCTATTGGTTTCTTCTACTTTATCAAATCGGCCTAACTTAAAGTTTTTAATATTCTTCTTATCAATAAATGACAATATAAGAGAGTCTATGTCCCCGTCAAGACTTTCATTTAAAGCTGACTTATTCAACATATTGTTAAATATAGTATAAACCTTTCTAGTAAATGAATTTGATTTAAATGCGTTTTCAAACGCTTGATCATTCATTTCTAATAATTCAACAAGCTGATCTTTTTGATTAGAGTCTAAAACTCCATCAAATATAATAGGCGGAGATTGAACTTCAAGTATATTTGCCCATTTTTCTAATATCTTAGGATCTCTAATAACTTTCTTGATTTGAGACTGATCAGCTGGATTTAAAACCTGAATGTGTGTAAGGATAAGATTATTTTTAGGAAGTAAATCATATTTAATGTCTATAGTCTTAACATCGGTCATATAATCAAACCCAAACTTCCAGTTCGTAGGCATATCTTTCCTAGATTCATTAGAAATAGATTTAAAATAATCAATTGCATTCTCATAATATTTTACAATTGTTCTATCTACCTTATTCATTGGCGTTTTAGAACCACTCTTATAATAGTCGTATTCTTTATCTGTTTTTCTAACATGAAAAGAAGATGCTTGAATCTTTTCAGTAACCAAACACCTTTGTTTTAATAAAGACGTAAACTCGTTTCTATTAGTCGAGTTAAAGTAAGTTCTTAGATCTTGTAATGCCATTATCTACCGTATTTTATTATCCCCATTAATTGATTAATTGCAGCAAAAGTACCTGTTAATTTCATAGTCTTTCCTTTATACACAAAAACTATTCCTTCAGTTGGTATGATAGATTCTACTCCTCCGATTCTTTCTAATCTTTCTAACTCTTTCATTACTTTTTCAATTTGAGCAACGCTTCCGTCTTTTTTGATCTTTTCAGACTCTAATCTAATTTGATTATGTAGTCTTTGCATTTCTTTGTCTGGATTTGCTGCTACAAAATTAGAAGCGTTCTTAAGAATTATAGATCCTAGTTCTAAGAATAAATCTTCAAACGGTCTAATGTTTTCTTTATATTTCTTTTTAACATCTTCTTTGTCAAATTTCTTAACAGAAGCCGCTTCATCTTTTCCTATCTCTTTTGCAAGGCTTCTCATATTTAAAGACTTTTTATCTCCATAAGCCCATCTTAATAGTAAACCTTCTTTATAGTCTTGTTGTAAATCTGGAAAATTTGCATCTATTGTTTCTCTCCACCACATTTCGTGATATCTAGAAACTTCGTCGCCATCTGTTAAGCTATAACGGTCTCTTAATTTTTCAATCTGCTTTATAAATTTAGCTTGATTTTTATCAAAATTAATATCTTTACCTAGTTTTAAAACCTGAGGGGGAATTATTGTAAATGTTTTTTGAACATCCGCATCTACTTCTTTTAAAGCTTTAACTAATTCCCCTGCTATTTTTCTACTACCTGTAATATTACCATTTCCATCAGTTTCTTGAATATCATGGAATTGAAGGACATCTCTTTCATAATATATTACGTTCGGGTTTTTAGAATAGATTAATTCTATATTTATAAAGTCTTTACCGTCGTTAAATACGGATTGATCTTTTATTTTTGGTAAGGCATCTGCTAAATCAGTTGCTGCAAAAATATATGTTTCTTCTACTAATTTAGAAGCATGACCTGTAAACATATCAATAATTCCTTGTAAATCTACAGGGCTAATCAATTGACCTTTATTTCTAGAAAACATTGTCACTCCATCCTTTACAGTTGCAAGAAGATTTTGACCATCTGTTTTTTCAGTGGCTACCTCTTCGAAGTTTAACTCTCCTTGAAGGCCTGATGTTACTATCTTTTTAAAATCTGCAAATGTTAAATCTTTTTCATCAAAGGGATGAGACATGTGACCAGCTGCACCACCCTCCATAACAAGAGAATAGCCTATTTCAATAGGCTTACTTTTCTCTAATAAGAATTTTTTATATGATGCTATTTGTTTCATTATCCTAATGAGCTTTGTAGCATACCTACAGCTTCACCAAAGTCTCCATCTACTTTACCAATTATACCGTCTATGACTTCACCCGCTTTGGCTTCATCATATTCGTCGCCAAACGCATTTTTTAAAACGGTTTCAGCATATTCTCTAAACTCTTCTTCAGAATTTACTTCCGCTTCATTTACGTCAACAGACTCGCCTAGTCCAGTGGTTAACATACCGATTGCAGCGCCATAATCTCCATCGACTTTGCTTAAAATACCGTCTACTGTTTCCTGTGCTTTGGCTTCATCAAAATTATCTCCAAATGCTTTTTGTAAAACTGAAAAGGCATATTCTTTAAACTCTTCATCTGAAGTGACTTCAGCCTCATTTACAGAATATACATCCTTTAGTTTATTAATTATATAATCGATGTCTTCATTTACTTCTGTACCTTTTAATTTATCAAAGAATGAAATTCTTTGCTCCTCATCGAGTTCATTTAGGTCAGTGACACCGTATTCTGCAAGAAGAGATTTAAATGTTTCAGCGCTAGAAGATCTTTTAGCGTCTTGTGCCTGTTCTAGTTCAAGTTGAACTTGTTGTTTTCTAGCAGCAGCGAAGCTGTTAAAGTCTTGTAATTTATCCATAATATTGTAAATTTTTTGCTTTTTCTATATATCTCCTTCAAATTGAACCTTTTTCACACTATAACTAAACTTTTGTTCCTTATAAATACTTTGTCTAGCTCTAGCATGTCTCATTAGGTAATTAAACCATTCTTCAGATGATAGATCATCAACAAAATCTACAATAATAACTTCGTCCTTTGACTTGTGTTGTCTAAGTCCTCGACCTATTGATTGTCTAATTATCACCTCTGATTTAAAGGATTCGGTAAAGAAGATATTGTGTATTTTCTTGATAGAAATTCCGGTTGAAAAAGTACCATATGATGCTACAATAACTACTTCCTCTCCATCCTCCATCTTTTTCTTGTATTCTTCTCTTATATCTTTATCAGTACCGCCGTCTACATAATAAACAACTTTATCGCTATCTTGTCTAAGCTTTTCATAAATCTTTTTGCCATGTTCTATGCGATGAAATAAAACAAGGGAGTTTCTAGGAATTTTGGAAATAACGTTTGTGATAAAGTTTAGTCTACCGGGGGAATTTATTACGTAGTTTTGTTCAAACTTAAATACATCCTTACTTTCGTATTTATTCATAGCCATTTCCATGAAAGCTTGTTTTGTAGAATCAGGTGCATAATCCATCTCAATGACTTTAACCTTACATCCTGCAATGTGACCTTGTTTCTGTAAGAAGTTAGCGCTAACTTCTGTAATAACCGGGCCTGTGTAAGCCATTAACGTTAGCCTATCTAACTTGCCTCTTTTAGGAATAGTTCCTGACAAACCAAAACGATATTTAGCTGATATACATTTTTGTAAGATAGTCTTAATAGAGTTAGACTTAGCTTTGTGTGTCTCGTCAATAACAACAGCATCAAACTGTTCAAAATACTCTTTATTTTTTTTAACAAGTGACTGATATGTTCCTATGACTACATTTCTACCTGATCTTATTTTTTGACCAGAATATATTTGTTGTATCTTAACGTTAACTTGATTTCTATAGTTATAATCCATAAAGTCTTCACTTGCTTGAACTACGAGAGAAACGTTAGGCACTATAAATAAAATCTTATTTGCTTTTTTCTTTTCAAGCATATAAGCAACTACTAAAAAACTAATAAGCGTCTTACCTGCAGATGTCGCAAGCTCAGCTAAACATCTTCTAAATTTAAGGATATTATATGCCGCTTCTATTTGATAGTCTCTTGGCGTAATATCAGATTTTTCAAAGAAATCTAATGCCCATTTTTCAAATTCATCAACGTCGACACTTTTATCAAAAAGTTCTGTAACGCCATTAAGTTTAAGATCATATGAATATTCTTTACACATATCCATGATCTCTTTCCAAAGGCCAGATGGGATCCATTTGTCATCTTTAATATATGACACGTAACCATCCCATATGCCCTTCTTAACTAAAGGATTAAATCTCCACGATTCGATCCTTTTAGTAAGCGATATGTTCAGTTGCTCGATTTCTAATTCAGTAGCTGAATCTACTCTGAGAAACTGATTATTTTCTGTTAAACTGAGCTCCATTCATGGCACAGTTTTTTTATTTACCTTACAGATCCTTTAATGCTAATCTGTTTCGGATGGCAAATCCCATATTATCTAGGGTTTTTACCGATTCTTTTAAGAATTCAAGTTGATTCTCTAAGTGTGCAAGTATTGTGTTTTCGTCAGCAAGGTCTGCTTCCATAAACATTATTTTTTGTTTTTCACCTAATTTGTAATCATATTCATAGTATTTAATATAAGCCTCTCTGCTTCTATTAGCTAACCTAGCTTTTTGATCTCTAATTTTGGTGTTTATATATGCAACTTGATCAATTAATTGTTGTCTAGAAGAAAGCACGTTTGCTATAGTTTCTTCCATACCATTAATATATTTCAAACTAGCTGCAAGCTCTTTGATGTTATTGGACCATTCGGCTCTTTGCTTACCCAATCTCTCGTCTATTTCTAATATTTTAGATTTACTACTCATTTAGAATAATGATTTTTTATTTGAATTTGGTTTTACAAAAACGCTTGCCTTCTTTTTCTTTTTAAACTTAGGTTCAATTTTTTTAGTTTCAGGTAACTCAACGTCATATTCGGCGCTTTCAAAGTCAAGTAATAACTTATGTCCTTTAAATCTCTTGCCATCTTCGTAGAAATTATCTAAATCTTCTTCAACCATTCTAGTTATATCTTCTATACGTACCATAGATCTAATTGGCTTGTAGTGAAATATTCATTTATACGCTTATAAGCCCTAGATCCCTCTCGGTAACAAACAATCATAAGATCGTTTAAATCTTTTATGTTATATGTATCTAACTCATTTTCTTTAAGGAATTTAGACCACATAAAAACTGGTCTGCCCTTTTTAAGTTTTTCTGCCATCTTTTCTTTTCCAGTTTTATCATTATCAAACATATACCTAACTGTGGCCATTTCATCAAACTCATTAGTTGACCGACCTGCTGTTGCTAACGCTAAAGAGTTAGTCATAAACTTAGAATCTAGTGGACCTTCAAATATAGTTACATCTCTTTGAAAATTAACTTGCATAATACCGAATAAAGTTGATACTTTACTTATGCTTACTAAAACGTCTTCATCTATATTAATCTCTATATTCATTTCTTGGTACAGTTTAGGTAGATCATATGTCAAATACCTAGATCCTTTACCTTTCATTCTTCTACTTTGTACAGATAAAATATTACCAGTTGGCGTCAAATTTAATATCCAAAGTTTTTGATCTCTTTCAGAATACAGAAATTGATCTGACATATGGTGTAATAATCTTTCTTTTAGCTTGAACCAAATCCAATCGCCCGGTGTAATTTCTTTTGCTTTAAAGAAAGATTTAAATTTATCTATAGGAATAGCCAATTCATCTGCCTTAGAAAATACACTATGTTTAATTGTTTCTATTTTCTTAACACTTCGTTCATTAGTTTTTATATAATCTATAACATCGAATGAATCGCCAGTATTAGGCAGCCTAACATCATGATCTCTTAAGAAAGAATATAAATTAGTGTGATGACTACAATTATAGCAATGATATTGAAGAGTGTCCCAATAAATGTTACCTCTCTTTTTAGTATCATCAGTATGTGAATCACCACAATAAGGACATGCAAGGGTTATTCGCCCATGCATGTCCCGTAGTGTTTGCTTATTAGAAGCCGAGTGCTCTTGTACTACTACTTCTTTAAGCGCTGACTTTATCTTGTGTTTTAGATCCTCTGTAAGATTAGATATCGAGGTCATTCAAGAAAGAGTCAAGGTCATCATCTGTGTTGACAGCTGCTGTGTCTGTAGATGCTGACTCGGTTTTAGTAGCTTCAGCTGTGACTGGAGCAGGAGTCGTCTTCTTAGCTTCTTTCTTAGGTGCTGCAGAAGGGGTAACATGCTCGATAGAATCTCCTGGATTCAAATACATACGAAGTACGTTGTTAACGAATTCTCGAGTATCTTCGTCCCATGCGTTGTAGTCATACATAGAAAGATCAGGTGCAGACTCTAATTCTGTCTTGATGGTTTCCATTGTTTCTTTACTACGTTCAGCTGGTTCACCTGCCACGATGATTGAAGAACGAGAAGCAGAGAACTTAGACTTGTCATAGTTGTTATATTCACCTTGACGTGTAATAATCAACTCGAAGTTTTTGCCTTCGAACAAATCAAATACCTGTGTTGGTTCGCCAAAGTCTGGCTTCAACTCTGCATCGATCTTTTCCTTGATCTTGTATCCGAATTTGAATACTTTGTATTGACCTTCAAGATCTGGATTCTGAGGATCCTTAATGATCTTGATTAGTGCGTAGTACTGTTGACGGCGCTTAAGCTTATCTGACGCTTTACGTTCGACAGCTGAATCGGATTTACGAAGCTTCCAAAATACATCTGCAATTGGGCACTTTTCTCCGACTGAAGATGGTGAGTCTACGATCTTACCATCGCCGTTTGAATCAACCAACCAGTGTACATACTTCTGAACCAGAGAGTTACGTGGGTTAGTTGGATTTGGAACAAAGCGAACTAGTGCTTTATACGTTCCGTCCTTACCGTCATCTGCGGTAGGCTTGTAAACCTCATTAGCTGAGGTGCTTACTTGTTGTGTGTGAGTTTCTACGTCCTCTACACCGAGATTGAAAATGTCAAAATCTGCCATAATAATTAAACCTTTTAATTTGTTAATACCTTAAAATTATCTTTAAGTTGTCTGTTATACCTTTAATACTTTAAAGTGTTTCAGAAAAATAATCTAGATTCTCCATGTCCATTTGTACTTACTTGTTTCCAGCTGCTATCCTCTAGCTTAATCAGCCCTGATTTGTGTAGTAATTCTTCTTTATCTTCAAGAGATATAGCGTTACTTGACACCATTTTATTGAGGATCTTATTGAGCTGAAAGAACTCATAAGTACATAAGTCCATGTCAAAATTGTTATAACTTTTCATCAACATATATTATATATCCATATTTAAATAAGTTTCTAAATGAAACTAAATGTGGAAACTAGCATACAATAATTGGTTTTAGGTTGAAGGAGAAGAATTGGTTCTTTCCTTAAATGCTAAAAGGGCTGAAAGAAAGTAAGCATCTATCAAATCATCCACTGGTTTAGGAATCTTTTTCTCTGCATCTATATCTTTGCATGCATGAAAGAAATTTCCTTTAAGTAGATATTTATCATTATTTACATTTGCTAAAAAGGCCTGACATAATTGAACTTTATTCATATTACCTTTACCTGCAAATTTCTTAATTGTAGTAGGTGCTATAGTCTGAATATCTTCTGGCTTAAGGGCTTTTAATATTTTAAGTTTAAGTATAGAAGCTCCGGAGGCCATGTCAATAATATTATTAGTACTTCTTTTAGATCCATAAGAAGACCCCTCAAAAGCTACTACATAGCCATCACTTTGATGAGAGTCTTGTAAAATAAGATTAATGATATCATCGGCCATTTTATCATATCTCTTTATCTTTTGTAATTCTTGACTAGAATACTCGCTACTTAAAGTAAAGTCAGGCTGATAAATTAACGTTACATCTTTCAGTGTAGATATCTCTTCTTGAAATGCTTGCTCAGCTTTAGTTCCAGTCTTAGGTTTAATGTAACTTATAAAATGATATCTTTTGCTTTTATCATTATAAATACAAATGCCTGGAGAATTAAGAGAAAAGTCTATTGCTACGTAATTCACTTTAGAACTTTTTACCAATTGCAGCACCTAACGCAGCTCCTACTAATCTAGAAGTTAGTAGATCATATAAAATACCTTTATTTATACCTAATACTCTAGCTATAACTTTACCAACTGATTTACCTAATGCAAATCCAGTTAAACCGCCTAGAATACTTCCAAGTATACCTTCATTAGTCATTTCTTCATTGAATCTATCAATGTCATAACTACCATCTTCTAATTTATATTCAGAAACAAAATCTTCTATAGCTTCATCTACTTTAGATTCTAATTCATCTGACCATTCGCTTTGAAGACCTTCATTTAGTATCTTCATTTCTTCAACAGTAATGTTCTGTTCTTTAAGGTATTCTAAAAATGTTTTCATGTCTTATATATCAATCTATTTCAATCTTGAGATTTAACTTATTATAAAAGAAAGTAACCTCAAATGTACTAAATTCTGCTACGTTTTCTGCAAAATTTAAATTAAGTTCGTTAATTGAATTCATAATAGGTTGTTCGAATACCATCGATGCCATACCTATTCCTTCAGCATCCATAATCCTCATAGTTAAATTATCTGTAAATGGATCTTCCGTTGATCTAGCATAATAATATAATAGAGTATCCATCATTATCCAATAATTTACATAACCATCTAAAAGTTGCATAGTAACTGTAAATTGTCGTTCAACCGTATTTTGTATTGGAACAGCTCCTCTATGATATCTAGTAGTACCATCATTATCCGCCTGAGATATAGGATCAAATGAAACACCTGGAACATTAAGACCTTGAATAGAGTAATTTACAAAATCTATAGGCCTTTGCATTAAATTACCTGGCATTCTATTTAAATACTTAACGTATTTGTTAGCAACTTCTTCAGGTATAAAATTCCTAGGAAACCTAAAAGAAAATAAATTATTTCTAGAATTTAAAATCATTATTCAATGGTAAATTTTCCGTGAGCAATAACAGTATCATCGGAACCACTCTTAGACGAAATGTAAAATTGCTTATTTTGCATACCTCTAATAGAAATAGCATTAGCTGAATCTATTTTAAACAACACTTCACCTTTACCTAAATCTATATCTTTACTTCTTTGATGATTAAAGATCTTTTTAGAACCTCCGTCTTCGAATGATAATACAATGTCGTCAGATCCAGTTAAAGACACTTGATCTAGTTCGTCTCCATTTTGTTTAGCTACATAAAATTTAAAATATGTTGTAAAAGGAGGAACATATATTTCAGCGTCTCCACTTGCTTCATACTTAGGAGTTTCTAAATCTTCTACTTCGTCTGGCGGCAATTCAGTATTATCATTACTCGTAATTGACACGGGTACATTTGCTACCACTATATTAGAAGTTTCTATAAACGTAGGTACATATCTAGTTGATTTAGGTAAAGAATTATTGATTAATCCCCTAACTGCTCTATTAGCTGATAAATTAGGTAAAGTATTATATACTTCTGTTAATTTAGTAGCTGAGTTTATATTAACACTTTGCATTCGCTTTGCATATTTAGCAGCTCTGTCAAATGTTAAACTAGCTCTTTTTACTATTTGAGTGTTATCAGTCTCGTTGATAATTTTCATAACAACGTCTATTGAAAAGTTAACAGCTACATTACCATTAACAATAACAGGCCTAAACCAGATAGGAGTATCAAAATCAAAAACTTGAGTAAACGTAGTATCGTATGTTTTAATTTGAGAAACACCGACCTGTTCATACACTTCTACATCATATGAAACTATAATATCGTCAGACGAAGTATTTATTCTATTTAAAATATAAGCTTCAAATGCAGCAGCATTATTGTCTTTTTCTCCGTATATCTTAAAATAATCTCCATCTTCTGCTTCTTCTACAACTACTGTAAAATCAGTATATTCGTCTTCTCTACTAATACTAAATGTATTAGTTTCAGCTACATAAAAATAATTATAGTCATCTATATTCTCTAGTCTATCAATAAGCTTAAAACTAATTTCATAATTAGACGTTGAACTTAAGTTAGAAGTTTGGTTAGAAGGACTATCAACTGTACCGTTTCCATAGAAGAAATCTTCAAACTCATAATTTTGATCTACTAAAGTCGGTACTTTTAAATTTACAAACTTGGTAAATAACGTTTCACCTAAAAGGAAAGGCTTAGGATTAGAAACTTCATAGTTACTTTGATTTAAATAAACCAATTGAGTTAGGTAGTTTTTAATACCATTATCTCGTTCTGTCTTAACTTCGAATAAGAAACCTTCATAACCTCTAGATGCAAAAGAAAAACCAGATCTTAAATGTAACCTAATAGAATCATATTTAATTTTATTAATTTCAGCAGTTGCGTATGTTTGTGAAGATAATAAATCAGCCTCATTGGATCCGCTCCAGCCTGAATAAGAATTAATATAATTTAATGGTTGATCGTATAAGCCAGTAACGTCATATCCTAAAAGAGCATACTTAACAGAATCGTCCACGTGTGGTATAGCATGAAATCTACCTATTAGGTGATTAATATCATTTCCAGTATCTTCATCTGGTGTTGAAAACAAGGGATTGGCCTTATCTGCTATTACTATTTTTCCGCCTATTAAATCTTGATATGAATAATTTATAGTGCCATATATAGTTGGAATAAATGTACCAATACCTACAGTACTTAAACTATATGTTCCAAAGTTAGAATCAATAGTAAATAGAGAAGGATCTGGTAAATTAGAAAGATTAAACTTATATGTTTTGCCAGCTTCTAATAATAATGTTCTACCTGCAAAGTTTTCAACTGAAAGATATGCGCCTGTAATAGTAACATCAAAGTTAACAACATCGCTACCTAATTCACATATTAAATGATTAATATGTTCTCCATATTGGTCGTTTGGGTTTACAGTTAGTTTTTTGATTTCACTACCATTATCATCAACTTCTATCTCATAATCAGAGGGGTTACTTTGATCGTGGTAGATAAACTCTAACAATACATCGTCATCTATTCTAAAATATCTAGAAGATTGAGCCATTACTTTAGTCTTAATTTTTTTGGTGTCCAATACATACCTACACTTAGAGTTGGTCCAGCTCTAAAAGTTCCTTCGCCTACATAATTTAAGCCATATCCTAAACCTAATCCAAATCCTAAAGATCCGCTATTAGATACATAACTATCTATTTCTTTAGCTCTTAATTTTGAATTTATTAGGTTTATATTTTCTATATCTGATATTGTAATACCTGGATATTCTGTAGAAATAAGTAAACTTGGACCTTCTCCATCTATATCATCTAATATTGCCCGCAATCTAATAGTTTGATCTAAATTGATTTCGGTATCAGTGACTTTAGGTTTACCTTCTCCTATAAATAGAGTATTTTTACCTGATATAAACCTTGAGTTACCTTCACTATATAAATTATATTTAGCAAAACTAACTTCAAATGTAGTATCGTTAAGTTGTTTAGCTTCTGATCTTGCCAATAAATCTTCGGTTAAATCTAAATCAGCCTTTAGAATAGAGTTAATACCCCTTAATTTCTTATAGTTAGTAGTCAGATCTTCATACTTTTTAAGAAGCTCACGTTCGACTTCTTTTAAGTTTCTAATATCAAACTCATATGATCTTACAGTAGATACTAAAGTACCATTATCAAATTTAATAGTTCTTAAACTATCTTCAGAAGCCTGTCTGTTATTAATTTCTCTTTCTACCTTTTCTTTTTCAAGTTGAAGATCTCTTTTTAAACGACGAGATGAATTACACTGTAACATTAACATTACAATAAGAGCTAATATAGCCAATAAACCATATTTGTCCTTTTTTTTATTCATTAGTTATTTAAAATATCTATTATATTTGTAGTATTTATCCTCCAATTAACCCTCCAGGAATTACACCGCCTCCGTCAGATGACGCATTTTCATTAAATGGAATATTAGCTTGCCAAGTTTTTTTATCTTCACATAAATAAGTAAAATTAAAATTAGAATATATCCAATTTCCAATAGTAGGCGTATTATCTACAACATCACTTACTTTTATTTCAGTACCTCCACCTGTAATAGGTCTACTTAATATTTGACAATATCCATTACCCCCTTTAAGACTAATTTTAGTTTGTCGATCAGTAGTGCCTGAAATATTAGATAAATCTAATCCAGCATGTAAAAAATCGCTGATGACTTCGCTATTAGCGGAAGGTAATCTTCTATACATTTCGGGTATATTTAAATAAATAGAAGCATCTTGTATATTGGAATCATTCCAATATTTTGACTGGTTTTCGGAAACGTCAAATGTATTTTGGAAATAAGTACCAGGATAAGGACTGTAATTACTACCGTCTGACTGGGCGTCAAATATAAAAGGTTTCCAAACTAACTTAACATTTACATGAACCATATTTCCTACTTTTTGATAAGAAACTTCAGATGATCTATTTATTACGGTTATTAGTCTGCCAGCAGGGTCACTAGATGCCGCACCAACACCTGCGAATGAAGCAGCTAGCTGTAATCCAGACGTTTCATCTCCGCCTTCTACTAAACCAGAAATGTCATCAATATCATACATAAAAATTTCATTAGTTAGAATAGGATCATCGTCTAATGTAATATTTGGAAATTGGGTTTGATCATTAACATTATCCGTTAAAATATCACCAGGTTCTACAACATTCTCTAATTCAAAAAATCCAGGAGCTCTATAAAAGAAGTCACTCATTGTTCTATCAGAGATAGGAGTGTCAAAATTAATAGCAGATCCTCCAGTGCTACTAGTAGCATTAGTAACCGCAGGCCCTTCTTTAAATGAAAGACCTTTACCATCTCCTATGATATGTAAATTTTCTTTAGTAAAAATAGTTTTATCAGCTTCAATAGTAGGTACTGTTGTACTAGCATCCGATTGTGCCTTTAAAGAAAGTTGATCACCTCCTATTCTTAAAAATCTAATATCTTTGGAAACAAATTCGATTGAATCATTATCATTATTCAGCGGTAAAGAGATATAAGTATCTTCATCTGCGTCTGTAATCCTTCTAAGATCTAACCATTTTGAGCCGTCTGCTGTATTTTCATAATATACTTCGTATTGATTTGTAGTAGAATTATATCTTATATTACCTCCTGATAAATCTGACTCGGCTATATTATCTTTATCATCTGTAGTTCCTCTAGAAATTCTAGTAAATCCAGAACCATTTACTAATAAATCAGCTTCTATAACTTCTACTCTATCGTTAAAATAAGACTTTGTCCCCACATCTGTATTAAAACCTAAATCTGGAGCAACGATTAACGTTTTATTAGAAGACATTGTTATTATTCCACTTGCATTATTATTTGAAGTAGCGTTTATATCAACATCATCAAAACTAACTTCTAGTTTAGTACGCAAAGAATCTGTTATGTCTCCTTTTTGTATATGATAAATTGTTCCTCCGTATATAGTGTTTTCATCACCTCTTATAACTAGTGTATGTGGACTACCGTCGGTGGTAAGCTTAATGTTATTTTCGAATGGGTCACTTTTACCTACAACTAACGAAGCTCTAGTTGTATCGTCACCATCAGTAGGCGTAGCATCATTAAATACAGGATCTCCTATATATACAGAAGTAGGCTGATCTTTACCAAATAAGTTAGGCTTAATTATTTTAACATCATAATCGTTAACTTCTCCAGTTACTGCTGCGTGATCAATAGCAGTCCATTGTCCAGGTGCGGCCTGTCCATCTGCACCATTAGAACCCGAAGGCCCGATAGGTCCTTGAACTCCTTGTGCACCAGTTGGTCCAGCAGGTCCTATAACACCTTGAACCCCAATTGGTCCCTTTTGACCGCCCAATGCTATAATTTGATCAAAATTATAGTTAATCTTGTCTATCCTAATTTGATTAGTATCGTTTACTAATATTTCCTTTAAATTTATAGGCATTTCACTGTTTTATTTTTATAACTGGTCTCATAACATAAGAATATCCTAAACCCTTGTTATATATCAATCTAAAATTAATAGGTCTTTTTCTGTGAGGTTCCAATGTATAATTTATATCTAGTTTAAAACCACCATTATCTATTTGATCTAAAGATTCAACTGGGTTTATTTGAGTAGATTCACTTTGTGTCTTTCTAACATAAAGTTCTACCTCATCTACTGAAAACAAATTTACTAAATTATTCTCTATATATGATCTTACATCATCTAATAAATCAGTCTTATCCTGAAATGAAATATCTGCAGAAACATATTTTTTAATTTCATCTGCAACTCCAGAGTTTGATAGTACATCTACTATAATATCAGACATGTAAAAATCTACATAAATTTTATTTTTATCTTCAGAAAAAACAACATTTTTTTTCTTAGAATCAGAATTTAGTTTTAAGATATTATTTAGATTTTCAACAGTATTAGCATTTCTAACATCAAATAACGTAATAGTGTATGATTCTTTTAATTTCATAACAGTAGAAGCTAAATATGATCTTGATTCAACAGTGGATAAAGTTCCAGGCGCAGATATAAATTCTCCACCAGCCAAAGATGTTCTATAATAATCTTTTTCCCATGAAGACCTAAATACATTAACATCTCTTTTATCAATAGCCGTTTCGCCTATTAATGGATATTTTGGTAAGAATTCACTACTTTCACTAAGTTTAGTTACTCCTGTTGAATTATCTTCATTTACTTTATGATAAAAATGATTTTTAATCATTCCCCATTTAGCGTCGTGTGTGTCATCATCTGATATAAAACCTAAATTAAAGGCTACGTTAGTTCTATTATATTTATTATAATATGACTCAGCTTTATGTACGATACGAGGCCCAAACATAGAGAATTCATCGGATTCAGAAGAAGGATGCCTATAAAATTTATTCTTAAATAATTTCTCATCTAAAAATGCATTTTTTACATAATTTCTATCAACTTTAAAATGAGTATATACGTCAGTAAACGTAATTACAGGGGTAAGATCATATTCATATTCACCGGAGTGTCTAATTAAGAAAGGATAATAAGAATTACCTTTTTCTAAAACATACCCTATATTCTCATTAAATAACCTATAACTTTTAGGTTTTTTAGTATCGGCTTTAGTTATTAACTCGGACTTTCTAATTATTTCTTTTCCGTCGTCGATTGTCATAGCGAACCTATTGTTTAGTATTTGACCATCTTCCGTTATAGTGACATACTTAACCAATGGGCTGTATTCATTAACTAAATCAACTATATTATTAATAGATAGATTTGAAAGTAAAACATTATGATTATTAGATCCTCCTCCAACATATACATATGTCGCTATTTCTTGTAAAGAAAGAGGCAAGTATATTGGATTTATAGGATCTCCTTGTGCATCTACAGGAGGTCCTTCTACTATTATTTGACTATTAGATAATATACTAATTGGTTGTAAATAATAAATCACTGGATCTCCGTTGGAATCTTCTACTTGATAATCTATTTCTAATTGTCCAAATGTACCGTCCAGTCCTGGAACAATTTGAGTTATAAAATTAGGAGAAGTACCATCAAAATGATTTATACCAGATACAACATATGGCCCCAATTGATTAAAATCAATATTACTAAGATCCAATGCTCCGTTTATTTTAACGTCATCTGCGATATACTCTTCTCCGGATAACTGTACTTGATTTGAAAGCAAATACGCTAGTTTTCTATTTAAAGTATTGCCAACATATACTTCATCTAAATTAATAGTAATATAAAAAATAATAAATTCAAATTTATCGTTTTTTATGACCTCATAATCTATAGAATTATTATTTTGTCCAGTAACAAAGTCTACTATTGTTGAAAATTTATAATTATTAAAAGAACCGTCCTTTACAAATTTAGAAGGTATATTTTCTTCAAACTCCTTTCTATTCTTAAATGTAAATTTAAGGCCTTTGAATATAGTAGAAGAGAATCTTTTTTCGTTACCGTTACGACTGATAGTGTATTTAATATTACGATTAGTTTTTATAAATGCCTCGAATTTGTTTAGGTCTTCATTGGATATAGATATATTTCCATATTCTATAGAATCATATGAATATTGTACAAAACCAGACGAGATAGTAGTATATTTACCATATGGTACTCCACCTATAACTTCGTAAACATACGTACCAACTGTGCCTTCGCTAATGTTAAATAGTGAAGGATTTTCTAAATCTGCTAAATTAAATAAATAGGTATTACCTACTACTAAACTTAAAGAAGCTCCTGGTTCATCATTGATAAACAATACGTTTAAAGATTTAGTAACTACATATTCTTTCAACTCATCTGGATCTACAACCACATCAAATCCTTCGCTAACCATAAAGCTATTAAAATAATCGTCATCTATTGATTTAAATAAATCCTTATCTAGTTTAAATCCATTTATATAATTAATATAACTAAACGTTTCATTTAGCATATAATGTTTTAGATACTCTGGTTTATTAGCTATATAAAACCATTCATGCGTAAACGCAACCACGTCCCTACCTTCTATTGTGATATCTGGTGAGAAGTTAGTTCTACCAAAAGCTTCGTTTACATTTAAATAATATGGTTGGTCCCTGACTGTTTTAGTATCTTTTAATACCCACTTATTTATATTTGGTACTATTCTAGATTCGGTAGAAAATTCTTTAAGTTGATTTTCTTTCAATCTATCATACTCTGAATAAATCTTAAGTTGGCTCTCTTCCGTTGGAGATTCAGGGTTTAGTACCGGTATTAAATTAGTAAAAAATTCATCAGGTGTAAGATAATAATCATATTCTATGATACCTTCTAACGCATTTGTAATAGATTCTTCGTCAGACGTTGAGTTAAATATAGCTTCGTTAGCTGGAACATAATTAGTATTTTCATAAGTTTCATATTTAAGTTCTTTAAGATCAGAATTAGAAGTATCATAAAAATCATAACCCATATCATACATATCATATGCAGATAAAAGGCCTATCTCTGCTTCATATTCTGAAAAGACTTTAAATTCTCCACTTCCTAAATTATGCCTATTTTTAAGAACTATTTTTAAATAATCGCCTGTTATATCATCTATATTTTCTACTATATCTATGACTTCGTTATATGTAGAGGTAGATTTTGTATTAATGTACTCACCTGCTTTTATTCCGCCTAATGAATCTTTAGAAATCAAAACAGATTTACCATCTGAATGACCTCCAATCATATAATGGACATTCCAATCATTTTTTATATCATCTATTATGTCTAATCTGTTGGATTCATCTAAATTATCTATATCACAGAACACATTAGGATTATCTTTCTTTATTAATACGCCAAATTGTCTTCTATCATATCCTATGTTATTTTTAGAATATACATAAATCACACCTTTAGAATTAACAACACCTAAACCATCTTTATTCTTAATTGCAGAAGATAAAGCTATTAATACATCGTTTATATTACCTACGTTTGAGAATCTAGAACCGCTAAATCTACCCTTAGGTATAGAATCATCAGCCGTTAATATATTCTCTAATAAATTAAAATGTGAATAGTTTTCAATAACTTTAACAACACAAGCCGGATTGGATGTCGTAATATTTATATCGTGATTTGAAATTGCTCTGTTTCGTTCTTTTATAAACGCAACATTATTTTCTATATCAACTATAAAATAAGTAGAGTTATTAAGTACTGGTTCACCTGTGCTTTGATCAAAAAGATTAGGATGAAGAACATTCTTTATATTATTCAATGCTTCTTCAGCGTTTGATCCTGTAGAAACAGCTATGGTTTGAACAGTAGGATATGAAATATTAATAAATATTGTAGTATTCGGTATATGATTAATAAATTCTACACAATATGATTGTTGTTTTATTTCTGGAAATGCTATTCTAGATCCGTTTTCAGGTATATCATTAATGCTTACTTTTACAAAGTCATATCCTATACCCTGTTTTTCTAATAGACCGACCGTACGGTTAGTGTCTTTTATACCCACATAACGATTTATTGAATCGTTATTATCACTTATTTTTAAAGTATAATTTTCAGCGTCCCATGAAGCTCCATTTAATATATTGTGATAATGTGAATCACACTTAACATATCCTAATACAGGTATGTCACTCATCATTTGACTAGAAGGTATAGCAAATGTATTTTTATCAAACAAAGATCCTTCTAAATTGTCATAGTACATGTTAGAAGTTAAATCCTTGAACTTAATTAAACCTTTACTAACTCTTTCTATTTTACCCTTTCCTGAAGGAATTTCATCCACGTAAAGACCAAAGTATCTATTTACGGAATAATCTTCAGCTTCTATATCATCAAACATAAATTCTAAATTGATAATATCACCTGATATAACTCTATTCCTCTTAAAGCCATCAGTAATAAAATCATTAGCTTCAATAAGCGGCTTATCAGTTGCTACATAATCATCATAAATATACTCACCCTTATTGGTAAAACCTCCCTTTACGAGATCTATTCCATTATAAAACGTTTGTTCATTTTTTTCAAAAGATACAGTAAGAGGAGAGCTATTAAAATCTTCACTAAATACATGATGTCTTATGTATGTTCCTAATTTTGAAGTCTCGCTTAAATCAAATGTTTTAATTATAGTTGCATTAGATAACATATCGCTAATTCTATCTCGTTTATCAGATGCACTGTCGTTTAAACTACGATTCTGTTTAGGAGAAGATATTCGATATATTACAAATGATTTAGGTATGTTTAAATCTAGTTTAATAGGTGCAAATATTCTAAAATTTTCATCATACAATTTTGATTTATTAAATCTTACGCCATATTGATATTCATCTTCAAACTGTAAATCATAAGACTCTAAAACAGAGAAATCAGAAGCGGTTCTTTTAGTTTCATAAACCATATCATATGGTGTTCTATTATCGTTAAAGAATCTAGAAACATCATACACATATGAACTATCTGAACTTACACCATATCGTTTATATCTAGAATCTGCTAACTCTTTATTAGCATTTATAGACTCTAAATATATTTCTCCAACTGATGAAGTAACTAGTTTTACATTTCCAGTAAGCCTAGGATTAGTCCTTAATAGTGGTTTAGATACGTTATGTAAATTGTAGTTTTCTTCTAAATTAAATTTAGGTAAAGGATCTGCATTTTGAGATTCTTCAGTAAATGAAGAGAATGTATAAGGGTTACTGTTAGTAAAATCTATACAGTCTTGGCAATATGGCTCATCGTTAAAATAATATACAGTACCTTCGCTTAGTATACCAATAGTATTTGTGCTAACGTATTGTGTATTTCCTTGAAAATAACCTAAAGTAGCCATTGAAACTGCAGCTTCAGCTGGAGAAGACGCATATATTCTACCTAATAACTTTTTACAACCATATTTTAAGTCTGTTGAATCAAAACTAAAGAATGTAGAGTTAAACCCTATTTCTTCAGCAAATTCAAACATGTGGCCCGACGTGACTTGATTAGTATGCGAACCGAACACTATATAGTTAGAATAAACTCCATTTATCGGTATACATGATGTAAATACATAAAAAGCTAATAGTTCTCCATCGTTACTTATGCCCGTTTGATTAATAATTTCAAAACTAGGATCAGGAAATAAATTAGAATTAGGTGTTAAATTACATTCAATATAATCAGTTATAAACGCAGATGATTCTTGGCCTTCTTCATTAAGACCTATCCAGTTTCCACCTGTTTCATCTACATTATTTAACCACTTATAATAATAAGACGTATCATCTGAATATGAATCATTACTTATTGGTATTGACAGATTAATGTCTTTATATAAAGTTATGCCATATTGAACAATTTGATGTATATCAAAATTTAAGTCAGCATGTAAGCTATAGTAATAATTTATAGAATTTGCTTTTTGTCTAAAACACCATTCATCACTAAAGTCATACTCTGGATATAAAATATTCCAAATACCTAAAGAGTTGTTGACAGTTTGTCCTCCTATACTAATTAAAGAAATTTGAGATAAGGTGCCTTCACATACAAATGGTAAACTATATTCACTAGAAGTAGTCACCATGTCTTTTCCTTTCCATGGGCTTCCATTTTCTTCAGCTATATTGTTATTAAAATTATAACATATACCTAGTTGTTCTCCATAAAACCCCGAGTCTAATAAAAGATTATTTATTTCGTAATATGATGCGTATTCAATAGAATCAGTGTAAATAAAAATTTGATTCTCAATTATTTGATCTAATGTTAAGTCATATGCACCTAATGGATTATAATATTGACAAACTATTTCTGAATTACTAGAATTAGTAGACGTAATGTTGCAATAATTAGATAAACTATCGGCATATTTTAAAGTAATAGTTCTTATGCCATTTACGTCTAGCCCCTCAATACTACAACTATAAGGATCAGTATCCGAACCTATATTTATATATGAATTAAAAGCACCTATAGAAGTTACTCTATACCACCCTGGACCATCCCATGTATTAGCTATTGTCGTGCCAGATAACTCTTGTTGTAAAAAATAAAAATAACTATTTTCATTAATACCATAAGAAGCTGAATTTGCGTCGACAAGCTGCCAATATTGTGGAATCACGTTAGCTGGTAAATTTACATTACTAAAGTAAATTGTCTCATTTGCCAGCACAAGATCATAAAAACTTGCATATTCAGTAGAATTGTTACAGTAAAATATTCTTTTATTTGTATTACTAGAACAATATAAACTTGAATCTATAAACTCTCCATAATCAGTGGTGTTTAGCGGCTGTGCTATTGCTTCTTCCGCAAAAGGCACCGTAAATTCTCTAACAGTTTCATTAGGAGCAACGACTTGTGTACATATAAAGCTTTCCCAATTAGTAGAAGAGATGGTAATACTTAAGGCTTTATAAACGGTAACGTCATTGAGATTGCTTGGAAAACTAGATGTTGCAAAAAAGCCTGATAATGTTTCTCCATCAGAATTTAAAATAGAAATACCAGCTTCTGCAATCTCGGATAGCGAAGATCCAGCTGGGACATCTTCGGTCGGAAAATAAGAAACTCCAGACAAAATACTAGTAGGAACTGAAAAATTACAAGGTTCTACATCATACTGTTTGTACCTTACTTGGCCCAATGTTGGTAAAAAATCGACCAATACTGGAAATATAGGAGAAACTACAAGTTGTTGCAAAACATTTTGATTTCCTCCACCTGGCGCTGGAATTGTATAAGTTTCCCAGTCAAATAAAATATTATGAAAATTTACAGAAGACGGTGGTTTATAACTATAAACTATACTATCTTCAGCGTCGTTTGGGTCAAATATTTTAGCAGGGAATGCATTACTGCTATATTTACCAGGATCTGCTTCATCAGTACATGCACTATTATAATATAATATTATGCCTGCAGTTACAAGTTGACTTAAACTGTATATTGGATTAGAACATCCAGGTCCACCTGGACCTCCATCTGCATCTAACGGGGCAGGCATTTCTATACCAGCTGTAGTAGAAAAATTTAAAATAGTAGTATACGTAGTAGAGCAATCTACATCGTTAGGGTTAACATTACCCGTATCTAATTTATAGTAATACGAAATTGGACCTACTGATGTAGGTAATTGATTCGCATTTCCCTGGTTTAAACCCAAGCCATCGTGAGGCTTGTAATAAAGTGATATACTTTTAGTAACGAAATTTGGCATCCTGTAAATAGACTATTTTAATATACTAATCTCATAGTATATATCTAACCTATTTTACGAGGATAGAGTAACCGCTTTTGAAGAATTTTGATTAGTACCTTGTGCTTTATATTTAGCAAAAACTTCTAGGTCAAACGAAAATTGATTATCATTAGAATCAAAGATATCTAAGCCTATCTTTTTAGAATAAGTTAAGTTAGTTACATTTTGAGTTAAAATTCCACCTATTCTGCCAATGTCACTATTTGGGTTATTACCAGCATAGTCGGTCATTCTATATTGAAAAACAATATCAATCGATATTGCATTATTTTCACCTTCAAAAACTCTAGCAGCTCCAAATTTATTATCTCCGTCTACCATAAGAGACTGCGAGTTTATAGGAGACATGAACAAGAAAGACCCACATGATTTACCACCCAGCGTAAATTGATCATTAGCATCAAATGACATTTTAATAGTTCTATCTACCTCTTCATCGTATCTGTATGCTAATTGTTTTAAGTTATTTACATTAGCGTCATTTAATATAGCAGTTTTAGGCATAGAATATGTCATATTATCAACCAAAGTAGTGATAGCTGATTTTAAATTAGTATCAGTAACTGTAATAAAAGTAGCATTTAGGTCTAGACCTTCCATATTAGAAATATAACCGCTAAATAAATTAGGTAAATCAGGATGAGATTTATGTAAAAATAAACCGTTATCATATAAACTAGGATCAATGCTATCTGTTTCAGTTACATCAATGTGTTCTGTGCTTTGTTCACCTGCTGCGATGTTATTAGTCGTAAACACAGCTTCAACTCCTGGTATTTGAACATCTCCATTAATCTTAATAAATCTTCCAAACGTACCTGACCAAATAAATCCATTCGAACCTGCATTTCCGTTTACTTGCATAAAACTAACATTATCTACACCGGAGTCATATGTGGAATAACCTAACTCATATTCATAATCGGAAAATTTATCGTTTGTTTCATTTCCTATAACTGACTCTTTTAGATACAGTGGAGACTCATTGGCTACGTCCATATAGCGTGAGTAAATGAATTGGCCTTTTCTTTGAATAGATTGATATGGTGCAGCACTGGTGAATTGCGTAGCATTTTCTTCACCTAAAGACTGATATTGAATCGGTGACATATCATATTTACCTTCTGTTCTATAATAATTATCATCGAGAACCTTAGCGTCTATTTCTCCAGAAGGATTAAATCCAAACCCGTTATCTCCAAGTGAATCAGTAGATTTATATGCTGGTAAAGTTCTATCCCCTATTATTCTGGCAATAAGTTCCAATGTGGTAGAACGTGTATTGTTAAGAACTAGTTTAAATGTCTTGGTAACAATATGACCCTTCTTTATAGATAAATCTGCTACTTCATCTTTATAGTAACCTGCAAATACTTGATTATTAGTATTCTTCTTAATTTCAGTTGTTGTACCATCTTCGGCAACTAAGTTTACCGATAAATCCCCTCGTATATTAGCTATAGTTTCTTCTAATCCACTTAATTTGGATTGCATTTCACTTAGTTTATCAAATAATGAAACCGGATTTTGTTCAGGCGATAAGAACCCTGAAGCAATAGTATTTGAAGTATGTGCAAAGTATTTTTCATTAGATGAGAAAGCATCTGTAATATGAGAGTAAACTCCAGCGGCCTCAAGTTCTTCAAGTAGTTTTACTCTTGCGACTTCATTTGCGTTTTCTTCTACTAAATTCGTTATACTAACATCGTCAAGTTCTCCTTCTGGAAAAGAAACTCTAATAATATCTGACCAATCCGATTCTAGTGGATTGCTTGGCCATCCTGCTTCTGAAATAGATTTAA